CTCACGGCGCTCATATGGTGCCGGCCAACAATACTAATTATGCCATTTGTAAAGCACTTTGTTAGATTGATTACACCCGAGCAACTGGAGGACGAGGATGTCATAGAGTTTTTTGACATTGTTCAGACTCATGTGCCAACTAAACTAGCAAGTGCTTTCACAGATGACCAGGAAGTAGTAGCAGTACAAGTAACACACTATGATGCGGCCGATGGCCGCAACATATATGAGATTATCACACAGGAACAGATAGAAGAAGAGGAAGGCGAAGCCATTGCTAACGATCTAGCAGATGAGTTCGACTTTGATTACGATATAGAAAGTAGCATGGAGATGTAATGAGATTAGATGAAGTAATGTCCCCACAAGAACTCGAAGAAATCAATTGGAAAAAGATTGGTACAGGTGTAGCGGCGGCTGGATTGGCTGGCGCAATGGCATTGGGCAGTGCAGGTACTAAAGCAGACGATGGGTCTAATCAAATGGGTATGAGCTGGAACGACATGGGCGACAAGGTAGAAATAGTTCAAGCAAAGACTGATACTTATAAAAAGTTATTCACTATGCAGGCAAACAGATCCGGCAAAGAAATAACTCCAACATTACAAAAAATTATCAATGTCAAGGCACAAGAAAAAGCACTAGCAGATTACAATGCTGAATTCAAAAAGTCGCCAGCAAAAGCAAAAAATCCAGGTAATGACGGAACAGGTTCATACTCCAGAAGCATAGGAGGCGATTGGTAAAATGAAGATTGCAGAAATATTTCACAACCTAAAAGAGAAGGATGCCGACAGACTTCGTGAGTTAGAAGCTGACATCAAAGCAGGCAAGCGCCCCAGTATTAACAATGCAGGATGGACTAGCCGTGGATACTCATGGAGCGATCTTATTGATCTGGGTTTTGCTGAAAAGGATTATGAAATTGGTAATCATAACGATCCAGACGATCACAAAGTAGTATTTCATTATACTGGTCCAGAACCTGTAACACTTCATACTCGTGGCTCCGAACCCAAAGTAATCGAGCCAGGCTACGTCACAACCTAATGAAAAACTTCCAGGTTGTGCTTGAGCGTGGCCTGTTTTTACTCATAGATCCTGAGACTCAGCAAGCAGTCACAGACCCCAAACTACTTAATCAAATTGCCTTCAGATCCTGGCCAGGCAAGCCATTTTTTGTGCAGTTGGAGGTTGACAAAACCAGTTCAGATAGTGTAAAATCCATACAGGATATAAATATTACCATAAACACACAGGAAAATAAAAATGGCGTTTAACAGAAGTTTTAACGGAGAAGAACAAGCTAGACTCAAGCGATTGATTGACGAAGGCTGTCAGGTATCATATGAACTAGATACCCTCAAGGAAGGTCTCAGAGATACTGTCAAGGCAGTATGTGAGGAGATGGATCTCAAACCCGCAGTAGTAAACAAAGCCATCAGAATTGCCCACAAGGCTGGCTGGACTGATGAGCAAGACAAGTATGACGAACTAGAAACTATTCTAGAGACTGTCGGTCGTACTCTTTGAAAACGTGCCCTGGTAACAGGGCTTTCCACAATTTGACAAACCAACACGGGTACTGTATAATAACCGTATGAGTTACGTTGACGCCTATTACGATAAGAAGTCTGACACAGTTCGAGTAGTAGAACGTGTGGATGGAAAAAGAGTAACAGTAGAGCACAAACCCGAGTATGACTTTTATGTAGAGGATCCCAGAGGCAATGTACGCAGTGTCTATGACGAGCCTGTGAGTCTGGTCAAGTGTAGGAACCTCAAAGAGTTCCGCAAAAACCAGGCTATCATGAACAACAGCAAAACATATGAGTCAGACATCAAGCCAGTGTTTAAGACACTTAGTAAACACTACACAAACGCAGATACTCCCAAACTAAACAATGCCTTTTTCGATATCGAGGTCGACTTCGACCCCGTGTTAGGTTACGCATCCCCTGAGGAGGCCTTTGCGCCCATTACTGCCATAGGAGTTTATCTTCAGTGGCAGGATGCCATGGTATGTCTTAGCGTTCCTCCAAAAACACTCAACTGGGAACAAGCGACAGTTATCGCAGAAAAAATACCCGAAGTGATTCTGTGTCGAACAGAAAAGGAAATGCTAGACATGTTCCTGGTCCTCATTGAGGATGCTGACATATTGTCAGGTTGGAACTCAGACGGATATGATATACCCTACACCATTAACCGCATTATTAAAACCATGGGCAGACAGGAAACGCGCCGTATGTGTTTGTGGGATCAGTTGCCCAGGGAGAAAGTATATGAGCGTTATGGCAAAGAGCAACACGGCTATACCATATGTGGCAGAGTACACCTGGACTATCTGGACTTGTATCGCAAGTACAACTATGAAGAACGACACAGTTACAGGCTGGACTTCATAGGTGAGATGGAAGTGGGTGAAAAGAAGGTAGCCTATGAGGGCAGCCTAGACAAACTATACAAGTATGATTATGAAAAGTTTTTGGAATACAATATACAAGACGTTATGCTCCTGGATAAACTGGATCAGAAACTTCAGTTCATTGATCTGGCGAATACCATTGCTCATGATAATACTGTACTACTGGCGACAACCTCGGGTGCGGTTGCGACCACAGAACAAGCTATTATTAACGAGGCTCACAGAAGAGGTTACGTTGTGCCTGATAGGCCCAGAGAAAGGGCAGAGCGTGACAGAGCGGCAGGGGCCTATGTAGCCCAGCCCAAGAAAGGCTATCATGAATGGATTGGTAGCATGGATATCAACTCACTGTATCCCAGTATCTTTAGAGCGCTCAACATGGCGCCAGAGACTATTGTGGGGCAAGTGAGTTTAGATCTCACAGAGCGTGAGATTGAAGAAAAGATAGCAGGCACCTGGGCTAACGGCACAGGCAAGATACGCAAAGCCATGAGCTTTAGTGACGCCTGGAACAACAAGTTTAGCAGTAACGAGTATGAGTTGGTGATGCGCAAGGACGGTGATGTGCCGCTCAAACTTCACATGGAGACCGGTGAGGTGTTAGACATCACTGGCGGCGACATATACAACTTAGTGTTCAACAGCAACCAGCCCTGGAACATCAGTGCCAATGGCACAATATTTAAGACAGACTTCCAGGGCATTGTGCCAGGCTTGCTAGAGCGCTGGTACGCAGAGCGTCAGGTCCTACAGGCCAAAAAGAAGGAAGCAACCACAGATGCTGAGAAGGCCTTCTATGACAAGCGGCAGTTGGTTAAAAAGATTAACCTGAACTCACTGTATGGCGCTATCCTAAATCCAGGCTGTAGGTTCTATGACAAGCGCATAGGGCAATCCACTACGCTTACAGGTCGTATGATTACACGCCACATGGGAGCAGAGACCAATCGTATGCTCACTGGCGAATATGATCATGAAGGCGCCACAGTGGTATATGGCGACACAGATAGTGTGTACTTTAGCGCCACACCTGTGTTGGAGTCTGGACAGGAACTAGACATGGATAGTGCTATTGCGCTCTATGACAAGATCTCAGATGATGTGTCAAACACATTCCCAGGGTTTTTGAAGAAAGAGTTCAACGTGCCCCTACAAGCAGGACAGGTCATGAAAGCAGGCCGTGAAGTAGTAGGTCGGTCAGGCGTGTTTATAACCAAGAAGCGTTATGCTATCAAGTGTCTGGATATCGAAGGATATCAGCCCGAAGGCGGCAAACTCAAGATCATGGGCATGGATATCAAGCGATCAGACACGCCAGAGTTTGTACAGGACTTTTTAGAAGGCTTGTTAGACAATGCGTTGTCAGGTCACACAGAGGATCAGATCATTGAGCAGATCAAAGAGTTCAGAGATACATTCAAGAACATGGATCCCTGGCGCAAAGGCATGCCCAAGCGTGTGAACAATCTCACAACCTATGGCGAGAAACTATCAAAGATGCGTGGCAAGGATGTCATGAAGGTAGCCAGATATCAGGGCGTAGTCAAAGAGAACAACATGATCCCTGGACACGTCAGAGCTAGCATTAACTGGAACGAGTATAAGAGTGCAATGTCAGACAACTATAGCCAGAGCATTACTGATGGCATGAAGGTCATAGTGTGCAAACTTAAAAACAATGCCATGGGCTATACAAACATCGCATACCCCACAGACGAGCAAAACTTACCTGACTGGTTTAGGGAACTGCCTTTTGATGACGAGGGTATGCTAGAGAGCGTGTTAGAAAAGAAGATACAAAACGTGTTGGGTGCTATGAATTTTAATTTAGACCGAGCCACAGAGGCAGAGGCTCTACAAGAGTTTTTTGATTTCGGATGATAGCAATAGGCTTTTCTGATATCATAGGGCTCGTGGGCATGTCATTGCTTATCAGTACATATGGACTACTGCAATTTGACGGTATAGATCCCAAGGGCTTTTGGTACAGTTTTAACAACATGATTGTAGCAATATTGGTTACTATTAGTTTGATATATAATTTTAATTTGGCAAGCATGGTAATAGAAGTATTTTGGTTCTCCCTGAGTTTATATGGTTTGATAAAGTATCTTAGGCTAGCCAGAAAAAAGCATACCAATGCTTAAACAGGAAATTAAATTTTATGAAGACTAGGTATTACATACT